GCGATCGCCGGCATCCGCATTGTAGGTGCTGACATAGTCGCACGGTGCGAGCGATTCAGGAAAGACTTAGAGCGAGACGATCTTGAGCTTCGCACACATGATGCGGACTTCGTCATCAACATCATTCAATCTACATTAGTCCATAAACAGGGCGAGACCCTTGATGGTGAGAGCCTGATGGGCAAGCCGTTCCTTCTGCAGGATTGGCAGATCTTCGTTGTCTACAATCTCCTGGGCTTCTTCTACACAGGAACGCAGGAGAGAAGATACAAGGAAGCCTTCATCATGATGGGCCGTAAGAACGGCAAGACAGCCTTCGATGCGGCCTTAGCCTGGGGAGTATCGCTCCTTCAGGCGAAGAGCGGATCTAAGTGCTACATCGTAGGAAACAGCCTCCAGCAGGCCATGCAGAGCTTTGAGTTCTTAAAGTTCAGCGTGCAGTACAAGGGCTATGATGACGAGTTCAGGATCACTGATAACAATCAGTCGCACACGATATCCTGCACACTTAAAGACAGCCGTGGAAACATGGCCGGATCTATACAGATACAGGCCTTAGCAAGCAACCCGAAGAGTCAGGACTCTTTCAACTGTAATTTTGCTATCGCTGACGAGATAGCTCGGTATTCGTCCCCGGCTCAATATAACAGGTTCAAAGAGGCCATGAAGGCATACACGAACAAGCTCATCGTAGGCATTACGACTGCCGGGGACGATATCAATTCCTTCGGCTATCGAAGGATGGAGTATGCCGTGAAGGTGGCAAAGGGGCTTGTTGAGGACGATGCACTGTTCAGCTTCGTGGCACGAGCCGACCAGGATGACAAGGGCTTCGTGGACTACACGAACCCCATACAGCATCAGAAGGCCAATCTCTCCTATGGAGTGACGATCCGTCCGGATGACATGCTGAGGGAATCGCTCGAAGCACAGAACGATCCGCAGCAGAGGAAAGACTTCCTGTCAAGATCGCTGAATATCTACACCTCGGCCATGCGAGCCTACTTCGACATTGACGAGTTCAAGCGGAGCGATTCCACCTATGATTGGACCCTTGACGAGCTGAAGAAGCTGCCTGTCAAGTGGTTCGGCGGTGCGGACCTCTCGAAGATGCACGACCTGACAGCGGCTTCTCTGTACGGATCCTACAAGGGTGTGGACATAATAATCACGCATGCCTTTTTCCCTCGCACGCAGGCGGCGGCAAAGGCAGACGAAGACGACATCCCGCTGTTTGGCTGGGAGCAGGACGGACTGTTGACGATGTGCAATTCCCCCACCGTAAACTACGGCGACATCGTCAATTGGTTCGTTGACATGAGAAAACAGGGCTTCAATATCGTACAGGTAGGCTTCGACAGAAAATTCGGCAGAGAGTTCTTCCTGGAGATGCAGGCTCAGAAGTTCTCGATAGTAGACCAGCCACAGTATTACTACAAGAAGAGCGAAGGCTTCCGCCACATCGAGAAGAAGCGGAAGGACGGAACATTATATTACATGCACAGCGAAGCCTTTGAGTATTGTGTCGCTAATGTGCGAGCAATAGAAAAGACGGACGACATGGTGCAGTTTGAAAAGGTGAACGACACCTCGAGGATAGATCTCTTTGACCGGAGCGTGTTCCGGTGCATCAGATATCTTGAGAACCTTGAGAAGAAACAGAAAGCAAAGGCTTGGTTTGGTGAACAGTAAATGGGACTTTTTGATTTTTTAAAGAAACCGGAGAAAAGGGCAGAGGCACCGTCACAGCAGAGAGCGATAGCTTTCCTTGACGGCTCAAGCTGGGATGAAGTGATCCGAGCCGGCCGCTACATATCGGTAGCCGATTGCCCGGAGGTACAGACGGCAGTCGGGACAGTCGCAGACCTCATCAGCTCGATGACCATCTATCTGATGGCCAATACCAAGAATGGCGACATCAGAGTCATCAACGAGCTGTCCAGGAAGGTGGACATCAACCCGACAAAGACGATGGTCCGCAGGACATGGATGAGTGCCATCGTGATGAACATGATGCTGTATGGCAAGGGAAACAGCATCGTGCAGGTACACACAGAAAGGCAGAGACTGCCGGACGGCAGGACAAGATACCTGATAGGAGACCTTGAGCCGATAAGGGCTGACCGAGTCAGCTTCAAGGAGATAGACAAGGGCAGAGACTACATCGTATGCATCGATAACAACGACTATGATCCGGCGGACAACATCCTGCACTTTGTGTATAAGCCTAACCCTCGCCACCTGTGGATGGGACAGGGCGTCACAGCTTCCCTGAGGGATGTGGCCGACAACCTGAAGCAGGAACAGAAGACCACAAAGGCCTTCATGGAGTCTAAATGGAAGCCGTCAATGGTGGTGAAGGTAGATGCATTGGTTGATGAGTTCTCGTCACCTGAAGGCCGTCAGAAGCTCCTGAACGAGTATGTGAAAAGCACATCGGTGGGAGAGCCTTGGCTGATACCTGCGGATCAGTTCGATGTGGAGCAGATAAGACCGCTGAGCCTGACAGACCTTGCCATAGACAAGGCGATAGAGCTTGACAGGAGGATGGTGGCCAGCATCATCGGAGTTCCTCCGTTCGTGCTGGGAGTAGGGTCCTACAACAAGGATGAGTGGGATGCCTTCATCAACAATACCGTCAGACCGATCGCTCAGGCGATAGAGCAGGAGCTGACCAAGAAGCTCCTGACGAGCGAAAAGATGTATTGGCACTTCAATATATCCTCGCTGATGAGCTACGACCTGAAGACCGTTGCAGATGTCTACAGCGACCTGTACACGAAGGGCCTTGTAACAGGTAACGAAGTCAGGGACAAGATAGGAATGGATCCACGAGAGGAGCTTGAGGATCTCATCATACTTGAAAACTACATACCGGCCGACAAGATCGGCGATCAGAATAAACTGAGTTGAGGTGCAACATGCTTTTAAGAACATTAGGCTCAAAATTTGAAACGAGGGAAACCGAAGAAAAAGAGATGTTCGTTGAAGGATATTTCGCAGTTTTCGGAAGTATATACAACATGACAGACGGACTGCAGGAGACTGTGGATCCGCATGCCTTTGACGAGACGATAGGGGATGACATCCGCTGTCTGACCAACCACAAGAGTGAGCTGGTACTCGGAAGAACGAAGGCTGGAACATTGGAACTTTCCATTGACGATGTAGGACTCTTCGGTCGTGTGTCTATCAATCCGAACGATAGACAGGCGGTCGACCTGTACGAGAGAGTCAAGAGGGGAGATGTCGACCAGTGTTCCTTCGGCTTCGATATTCTCGATGAAGAGTACGACTATCGACAGGACGGCTCTGCACTTGTCACTCTGAAGAAGGTCAAGCTCTATGAGGTTAGTGTTGTGACATTCCCTGCCTACGAAGACACCTATGTCATGGCGAGACGGAAGGACTTTGAAGCCGACAAGGCTCGCAGGACAGAAGAGTGGATCCGGAGGACACAGGAAAAACTGAAAGGAGTAACTGAGAAATGGCATTAAAGATTCTTCAGTTACAGAACAAGCTGGACATAGCTCACAGAAGCCTGTCCGAGCTTGAAGCAAAAGAAGCCGACTTCGAGACGAGAGCTGCCGAGCTGGAGGCTCGCATCCCTGAATGCAGAGATGCAGCGGCCCAGGCAGAATGCGATGAAGCCATTGAGAAGCTGGATGCTGACAAGGCTGAATACGAAGAGGCTAAGGCAAATCTTCAGAGGGAGATCGAGGGACTTGAGGCAGAGCTTCGGGAACTTGATAAGCCCATTGAAGAAGACAAAATCGAAAAAGTAGAAAGAAAGGACAACCATCCTATGGAAATCAGAAATACTCCTGAGTACATCAATGCATATGCAGAGTACATCAAGACCGGTGACGATCACGAGGTCAGAGCATTGCTCTCCGAGAACTCCGCAGTAACAACCGGCACAGTTGCTGTCCCTGAGCTTGTCTATGACATAGTAAAGACAGCATGGCAGAAGGAAGGCATCATGAGCCTGGTCCGCAAGGCATACCTCAAGGGCAACCTCAAGGTAGGCTTCGAGGCATCAGCAGGCGATGCAACACTCCACACACAGGAGGGAAGTGCAGTCGATGAGGAGAGCCTCGTTCTCGGCACTGTTGAACTCGTTCCTGTATCAATCAAGAAGTGGATCTCCGTATCCGATGAAGCTCTCGACATGAGAGGCGAGGAGTTCCTCCGCTACATCTATGACGAGCTTGCATACAGGATCGCCAAGAAGGCAGCCGACACACTCATCGCAAAGATCGAGGCATGCGGCACAACAAACGGCACAAACTCTGTTGCAGTTCCGAAGATCGCCAGCACACAGATCACACTCGGACTCATCGCTTCAGCTATCGGTCAGCTGTCTGACGAAGCTGCCAACCCTGTCATCATGATGAACAAGGCTACATGGTCAGCATTCAAGGCAGTACAGGCTGCCGGCAACTACGGCTATGATCCGTTCGAGGGTCTGCCTGTTGTCTTCAACAACAGCATCACAGCATTCTCAGCTGCAACCACAGGCGTAACATACGCCATCGTAGGCGACCTCGGTCAGGGTGCAATTGCCAACTTCCCTAACGGCAGCGAGATCACCATGAAGTATGATGACCTCTCACTCGCTGAGAAGGATCTCGTCAAGATCGTAGGCAGACAGTATGTCGGTCTCGGCATCGTAGGTCCTTACAGCTTCGTGAAGATCACTCACTAAGTTTTAAGGCATGGAGGGGATGGCTATGAAGATACTTATCGCAGTTCCGTCAATGGACCAGGTGCCGGTACAGTTCCGGCAGAGCCTGGCAATGCTTCAGAAGGTGGGCGATGTAGCCTTATCCTTTCAGGTCTCCTCGCTGATCTACACGGCGAGAGATGCCCTGGCGAAAACGGCCATCGACATGGGAGCAGATTATATCTTTTGGCTGGACAGCGACATGGTCTTCCCTCCTGACACTCTTGTGAAGATGCTTCAGACGATGAAAGAGAAGGACCTGGATATCCTTACCGGCGTTTATTTCAAGAGGATGGCACCGTATCGGCCGGTCCTCTATGACGAGATGAACGAGGACGGAACGGTCTACACCGAGTTCAAGGACATTCCGGA